ATAAAAAATATTATTACCAAAATTAATCCATCGTGCATTATAGATTTATCTATTGTATATAGCAACTATTTGAAACCTGAAAATATTTTTCAATTTACATCAGCAGTTATACATAATGACTTTAAAAATTATAAAAATGATAGAGAATTTCCTAACTATGTTGAAACTATCGGTGTGTACAAAAAAATAAAATATTTAATCAAAGATACAATTACTATAAATAATTTTAACACTACAAAAGTAGAAGTAGCAGATACTACTGATATAATATCGAATACTTCTAATACCGATAGTGTTAATAAAATATTGACAGGCAATGAAAGTATTTATTTGGCAATATTACTTTCAAACTATTTTAATATACCATGTATACCACTAGGTGTTACTTATAGTGAAAGCAATGATTCAGATGAATCTAGTAAATCTTTAAACAAAGCTTCACATAAAATTATAAATACTATGTTTTCATTATTTTAAAATAAAAAAAATATATTTTATTAATTTTTTTTATTCTTATTACTTTTTTGTATTTTTATTAATTTTTTTTATTTTATAATTCACCTGACGTGTTTTTTTGATTATATAAAAAACAGTTAAAATTAAAATAAAACAAATTAGGTAAAAATATAAATAATAGTTGCTATATGAAACATAATTCGCGCGACTATCACATATTATATTTACATTTAGTTCCTCTTTATCATCTAATTCTTCTATTAACATACGTCTTCCGGGTTCATACGAAACATATTTATTTACTTTATCGTAAGGAGCTATATCTATAAGAGCAAATTTATAGTGTAAATCATTATACATTAAAATATAATGAAACATTGTAATACTATTAATTATTGTTGGATTTTTTGATATTTCATATAGTAATGGATTAACTATATTTTTAATAAAAAAACTATCTGATGTTTTAACTATAATAAGTTTCGAAATATGCGCTTCGTATGTTTGTTTATCTGGAAAAACTTCAAATACCTGTAGTAAACGACGATTCCCTGCTTTATTAAAATTAATTCCTCTATGATGAATATTTGAATGAAATATTAATATGTCTCCTCGTTTTATGTTTATTGTTATTTTTTTATTATAACTTTCAATACTAGATCCTATATTATTGTATTTATGACTTCCAGGAATTATCTCTAACTGTGCATCATCAAAATAACATAAACAAGTATAAATGGGTAAAATTTCGCTATTTGTATTATTATAAATATCACCATGAAATGTTGATGCATCTGTCGAGTTGTTATTATTACTTAATCTAAATTTAACATAGTATGGATCTGTTATAACATTTGTCATTTTTTTAATCTTTGGAAAAAATACACTATCAATATATTGTTTCATTATTGTGTAGTCTACTTTATTATCTACTATACTAGATAATCCGAATTCCAAATCATTCTCTGTTAATACATTTGTTATAAAATTCATAATATAATATATAATATATATTATTTTACATATATTATTTTACATATATTATATAAATAATACTAATAAATACTATTACCATTTATTTTTATTAACTTTGATTTTAGGGCCCTGACCTTTGCGTTTAATATTTGCTGGGTCATATTGTTCTTCTTCATCATCTGAGTGAATATCCTTAGACATCTCCCAGAATTCTTTTGCTCCCAATTTAAATGGACCATGTGTTTGTGCTTTATACCAAAATATCTGGTCATGTAATTTGTTTGACTTTGCGTTATTATTAATTACTAAACATTCAAAATTTTCCGTACACTGGTCCATAACCTGACAAAAACTTTCAAATGTTGGAAACATACCAGCATAGTTTTCGTATATTCTTTTACGATTACCAATATACGGTTCACGCAATATAAATACATAATCAATATTTGTTCGCAAGTTAGGAGGGATACCTAGAGGATACTGCATTGTAATTACCAACATAATCTTCCAGTGTCTTCCGTTCATAAAGAGTAGACGCATCATTACGTCTTTTGTCCATTTATTGTCGAAAAGACAGTCATCTAATACTACAAATGTTCGAGGGTCAATTGTACTTCTTTTATATGTATCAATCTCCTTTTTCATTTGTTTTAATACAGCCTTTTGTCGTTTTAAAATATTTTCTATAATTGCCGTATTGTATGCATCATGAATGAATAATTTAGGAACATGTTCTCCAAAAAAACCATTCCCTGCTTCTGTTCCTGATATAACTGTACCGATAGGAATATCTTGATGATAATACATTAAATCTTTTACTAAAAAACTTTTACCTGTATCACGACGCCCAATAAGAACAATAACAGGTCCTTTATTCTCATCGGGTCTAAAACTAATTGACCTCATATCAAATTTTGCTAATTCTAAACCTACGCTCATTTATTATGTATATATTTACTTATTTATACTATATATTAAAAAATATAATTGTTACAAACGCATATGTATGTTTTAGTATGTTTTAGTATGTTTTAGTATGTTTTAGCATGTTTTAGTATGTTTTAGTATGTTTTATTAGTTTAAAAAATAATAAAAATATGTATTTAAATAATTAAGTAATCGACGATGGATATTTGTGATAGCCAGCCTATTTTTGGAGAAAATACATTTTCGTTAAACTACAGAAAACTTAACACTCGTGAATTCTTTACTTCTTTAGAAGAATCTGAACTTGGTATATTCAATAGTAAAAATTATATTCCCATATATGAAAATTATTTTAATTTAAATGAGACAAACTATAACTCTATAAATTTGAATCAACGTTTTTATGTATCTGCTTTATCAGGAGTTGTTGATAAAAATAACATACAAGCAGCAGTGGTAGATGCTTTTAAAAGTACTCCAGAGTCTTTAACAATTCTTCATAAACCTATTTTTATTAAATTTTCCCCTTTAATCGACCCAGTTAAATACATGTCCGGAAAATATGAAAATTTAAACATAGATGAAGAAGTTTTAAATATTCCAACATTATCAAAACTTGAAAAAAAAGGGCATTTAAAAGCAAATGATAAAAATAACGCGGCTTATGTTGATGGTTTTTTTTCATATTTATCAAGTCAAGTTCTAAACTGCCACGATTTTATTCATGGTCTTAATTTTTATGGTTCTTTTAATGCTATTAAAAAAGATTTTTATTATAACGCAATTGATGATATAGAATATCTAGATAATAATCCTTTTTTTAATAAAAATAAAAATATCCTTTTTGATATCGAAGATATTGAATATTCCGATGATGATGAAAGTATAGACAACGACAACGACATTAGTCATTCAAAACATGTGAATAGACAGAAAAAAAATACAAGAAATAAAAAGGAAAAAATTACCATTACTAAAAATGAAAACATAAGCGAATCGGATAATATTATCGTTCACGAAGACTTTGATAAAATTAACTGTGAACTAAATTCTATATTTAATACATCTACAGAATTACTAGTTAATACTGATAAAAAAGAAGAAGATGTCGAACTGGGTAGCGAGGTTTTATTAACATTACAATTAGATGATATAGTTGCTGATACTGATAATATAATCGAAAGTTCGGAAAATATTGTTTTAAATAAGGACTTACATTTTAATGATGACAGTGATAGTAATGATTCATTTACATCTGCTTCATGTTCTTCTCGTTCATCTTATACAAGTGATAGCCAAACAGACAATGGTTCTAGAAGCGACTGTGATATTGATGATACTATTATATGTCTAGATGATGATATAGGAAGTGGAGATAATTCATATAAAAAATCAAATACTAATAAAAAGGGTAAAAACGAATCAGTATCTATTTCAGATAATTCTTTTACTGATGATGATAATTCAAACCAAAAATATTCCGAAGACAATAATGATAATCAAGATGATGACGACGAATATGATGATGATGACGAATATGATGATGATGATGAAACATTGTGGGCAACGATTAAGAATTTCCCGGTATCGGCTATTATGTTGGAGAAATGCGATAACACTCTTGATTCTCTCATGATGCAAGAAAAAGAAATGACCGAAAATGAATGGAGGTCAGCTCTTATGCAAATCATTATGACACTTATTACATATCAAAAATTATTTGGATTTACTCATAATGACTTACACACAAACAATGTTATGTTCATATACACAGAAAAAGAATATATATATTATCATTTTAATAAGAAATACTATCGTGTACCTACGTATAATCGCGCTTTTAAGATTATAGATTTTGGTCGCGCTATTTATAAATATAAATCCAAAGTTATATGTAGCGACAGCTTCAGTATGACAGGTGATGCTGCTACTCAATATAACTGCGAACCCTATTTTAATGATAATAAGCCGCGTTTAGAACCAAATTTCAGTTTTGATTTGTGTCGTCTAGGGTGTTCTATTTTTGATTATTTTATTGATGACATGAGTAGTGTTGCTACGATATGTAAAAAAAAGCCACTAGCTAAGTTAATTGTAGAGTGGGTTACAGATGATCAAAATAGGAATATTTTATATAAAGCGAATGGTGAGGAACGCTATCCCGACTTTAAATTGTATAAGATGATTGCGCGAAGTGTTCATAATCATACACCTCAGGGGCAACTATCTAAACCTATTTTTGCCGATTATGAGTTTCCTAAGAAAAAGGTTAAAACAACACATCGAATAATAAATATCGATAAAATGCCATGTTATATGGACTAGATAGTTCTCGAATATAAGTAATTATAATATTTATCAAAAATATTATAATTTACACGACTATTTTTTACATGTTTTTTCTACAGGTAAACCATAATCTAACCACCCAGCAACAGGAATTCCTTTTACAGGAGATAAACCATAACCAAACTTAATAGAAACTACATCATAACCTAACAATTTTAATAATGTCATTACTTGGCTACTTGTATGTCCTACATAACATATTAAAAATATTGTCTTATTCTTTGGTAATTTTTTTAAATTTTTTTCGTCTAATATATCTAACCAA